TTTTGTTCAACTGTAGTTAGTCCATTTGTTATATTTCTTAATTCTGTTCTAAATTGCATCCAAGCATTTCTTTGTTCAGATGTTAATGTATTATCTGGTAATTGAGTCCAGTCAGAATCTTGTAAATCTCTATTTCTTTTACTTCTTAAATCTTCCATAGCCATATCAAATTCTACTGCTGGGAATTGTGCTTGTATGTCAGCTACTGGTATTGGTGTTGTTCCATTGTGCCAAGTAATATCATCTAAACTATTGCCACCAATAGTTACTTCTGCATTTGGATTTATTTTTTGTATTGCTTTTAATATATTCATTATCCTGCTACCTCATAAAGAAAGCAAACACTAGGTTCACTTGCATAATTAATTTCAACAGTTGCACCACTTCTACATTCAACTTGAAATTTAACTGTTACTGCTGATGTTGTGGATGGTGTAATTTGATAATTATACAAACCTCTGTAAGCATAAGAAACACCACCACCATTATAGTCGTATATACCATTATCAACATTTTGGTTTAAATCTGTATAAGAACCAGCACCAATTTTATAAAAAGTGTGTAATCTATATTTAGCTTCACTACCACCAAAATTATAAGCACCTATATATAAATTAGCTGCAATAATAATTTTAGATGAAGTAGAACTAGGTGTAATTGCTGTTTCCCAAGTTACTCCACTTGCAGATAAAACATCTACATCAGTTGTAGAAGTTGTGTTCATTGTATAAGTATTTTCAGAATAAACAACTTGCAAAACCTTACCACCTACACCAGCTGGTAATGCTGTTACACTAGATAAAGAATTATTATTTAAAGTTATTATTGCCATTAGTCATTCTCTTGATTAGCTAAAAAAGTTGCATAAGCATCTTTAACAGCTTGTGTCCATACTGCATTACATACTGCTTGAACATCTGCATGTTCATTCGTAATGTCTGCATTTGGCATTAAAGCATGTCTATGATACTTTCTTGATAATTCTTCGCCATCTTCCATAACTACAGTATCTGTTCTTACTTGAACTGATTTGTATTTTCCGACCACTTCGATTTTACCAATCTGTGTCTCTTTAGTTATTGCCATAGTTTGTCTCCTTTGTTGTTAAGCTGTTTGATAGCCAATACTGCCATAAATAAGTGTACTTGATGTAAAATTACTTGCATCTAATGTGGCTATATTTTGATTTGTGTTATTTACTTGAACAGATATTGAGCTTGTACCTTTCATTACATAACCTCTCATGTTATCGTAAGAATTGTTTAAATTTCTTACTAATGCAAAATATACTCCATTTACAAATTCTTCTCCGCTTCCATCACCAGAAAAAGGTAATCCAGTAATACCAGCAGCTCCAGATGGACTACTTACAGAATTAAGTTGAAATGCAAAAGTAGCAAAAACATATCTACCAATTTTTGTATAAGCACCTGCATTAAGACCATAACCAACACTTCCACCACCCATACTTAAAAGTGGTGTCCAACTTCCTTCTTCATAATCGTCTAATAAGTTTGATGCTGTTGCAGAATTAACTCCTAAATAAATTCCAGCACTAGCACTTGCTGGTAATAAATTATTATTAGCACCATTTTCAGACCAACCATTTAATCCAGCTGCTGCAAAAGTATTATCTCCTCTTAAAAAAGTTGTAGAATCTTTAGTTCCTGTTGCTGTTAGTTTAGCAAGTGAAACAGAACTGTCAGCTAGTTTAGCTGTAGTAACTGTACCATCTGCTGGAGTAGTAATTAATCCTGTTCCATAATGTAAAATAAAATCGCAAGTAGATGTTCCAGCAACTGCTGTTCCAAAATCTATTGTTGAACCAGATACAGTAAAGTTACCTGCTTGAACTACACCATTAATACTAACTAATAATGTATTCGCAGAACTAGGTGTAAAATTACTTCCACCTTTTTGTAATGTATATGATGAACTACCATCAAAGGTAATGTTATCCAGTACCTCTACATTACTTAGCTTATCTGTTCCTCTGCCGATATATGGCATATTTATTTACTCCTTAACTCTTAGGGTTATTATCTTTTATACCTTGTATTCTAGTTTTCCAAGCCTCAATGTCATGGTAGATTTCATCTAACTGATCTCCCCAAGAACCATAGGCTTGTCGTCTTGCAGCATCTACTTGAGCATTAGCTTCAGCAGTATTTGCAACTGTTTCATAAGATGCTAGTTGTGCGTCAGTTGGTTGTGCAATATCTAAATTCCATTCTTTAATGTATGGATTAGAAACACCACCGACCATATCGTCTTGCAACATAACATCATTTCTCATATCTACATTAGAAACACCATTTGCTTCGCAGTAGAGTTTTATTTTTGTGTATAGACTTGCCATAGTTTTACCTCCTTAATTTTAAGTTGTGCTAATTAGATAGCCTCCAAAATATGTATGTGTATTTCCAGCTTCTACTTCAACATTAGTTCCACCAGAATAACCTCTTGCATAAAGTTCAACATAATCAGTTGAACCATTTAAATCTATAATTCCACAAACTGTAGGTTTAACAGAATATCCAAAATTATTTGAATAATCATTTCCAGCTCTTGCAAAACCACTTCCATTTTTTGCTAATAATGTATCTCCAAATTCCATTGTACTTGCACCTTGATACATGGTTGCACAACCATAAACAAAATATTTTCCAGCTGTTTGTGGTGTCCATCTGTAGGTAGATGTGTCATAAGCATTAGCACTATCAAATATTTCGTTACTTAAATTTAATTTTGTATAACTTCCACTAGTTCCAATTTGTTGAAGCGAAGCTAAACCAGACCTAAAATATGGAGCATTACTTTCACCAGCACCAGTTACAGTTCCTGTGAAATCGTAGTTGTCTGCTAAGTTCAACGATTCCGATTGAATCTTTGTAATAGCCATTAGTTAATCTCCTTCGTTAAACTTAGAATCTTTTCTTTACTTTCGTAAGAAAGTGAAGCTTGGTTAAGACTTTCAGATTGTATTTTTGTTATTGCCATAATTTATTTTCCTTATTCTATAATTTTGTATGCTCCAAAAAAAGTTTTATTACTAAAACTATCTCCAAGAAATAATCCATTAGAACCACTATTTGTATTCACTAAACCATATAATTCTACATAATCATTAACTGATAAATCTAAAATTGATGCTATAGTTATAGGAATTTGTGTTTCGTAAGGTGTAGAGCCTATATCATTTCTATTTTCATGTACTAAAGTTCCATTTTTATATATGGATAAGTAAGCATTTTTTACATCTGTTGTTGTGTTTCCATAAATTCCTATATTTCCATAAATGAAATATCTTCCAGCTTCTCCAGATGGAACTGTAAATCTATAATTTGTAGAATTATCATAAGCACTATTAGTATCAAAAATTTCTGTATTACATTGAATTTTAGTATATGTATTATTTGTTACAGATTGATTTGAACTTAAATTTGCTTGAAAAGCTGGTGTCATTGTTCCACCAGCAACAGCAAATGTATTATCGCCTCTTAAAAATGTTGTGCTGTCTTTTGTACCAGTAGCAGATAGTTGTGATAAACCAACAGAACCATTTGGAGGATTTACTGTTTGAACAGCTTTACCTAAAAACACACAGTACATATCATCTGATGCAGATGTAGCACTTGTTAAAGTTAAACTTGTACCACTAGCAGTATAAGCAGTTGTAGGTTCTTGTCTTACAAAGTTTATAAATAATGCAATTTCATTTTCGTTAGCTACAGGTTGATCAAGTGTGTAAGATGTAGTCGCACTTGTAGTGAAGTCTTGCTTAGCAAAACTTGTGTAACTTAATGCTGGTTGGTTTCCTAAATACATTACGCAACATCTTCTAAAGTTGAAATAATCACATCTGCTGTTCCTGAAGCATTATCAGATTTTACTTTGACTGCTCCACCATTAGGAATAATTACTTTTCCAGATATTACTTCTAAAGAACTTCCAGAAGGTATTGGTGCTTCTTTAACAATATATCTGTCATTAGTTCCATCATTTAAAACAACATCAGCTAAAATAGCTGTACCACCAGTATTAGATACTAAACAACCAATCATAACTTGTTTGTTAGATGTAGTAGTTTTAACAGTTGTTAAAGTAGCATCTGTTAATCTAGCAGTTGTAGAATTAAAATTATTTGCCATCTTTTTTTTCTCCTTATTATCCTAATGCAATAGCAAATGGAATACTATTATCAGGTAAATTTGTTAGATTACTACCATCTACAGCAGGTAGTTGAGCTGAACCATTTAGTTGTACCACATTATTTGCTGAAGTTCCAACATTTAATGTTGCAGCAGTTCCTAATCCAGTAATCTTAGAATTATCAATAGCATTTACTTCTA